TGCTTGATGGACTTCACCAGCGCCCGCGGCACGCCTGACGCACTGGACAGCATTGTGGTTCGGCACGGTGGTGGGGCTGATATCCAAGCCCAGCACTCTATCGTGCTGTTCAAAGCCTATGAGAAAGGCCGCGAGAAGTGGCAGGGCGACACGGTGGATGGCGTGTGGTTCGATGAAGAGCCCCCGATGGAGATCTACTCGGAAGGCCGCACGCGCACGAACAAAGGCCAGTTGGGCGTATTCAACATCATCACGTTCACGCCGCTGCTAGGCATGTCTGAAGTCGTGCGTTTGTTCCTCGCTGATAGCGAAGTCGAGCAAATGACGAAATGAGCATAGTAACCCTGAGAAAACGCTATCTTAGATGAGGAAATCAGCACAATGACCCGTCATGTTGTACGCGCCACGATCGACGATGCAGTGCCGTGGGTCTATTCGCGCGAACAGGCTGACGCGATTATCGCTGGCTACCCCGCTCACGAGCGAGACGCTCGGGCGAAAGGCATTCCGATTCTCGGCTCTGGTCGGGTGTTTCCGATCTCCGACGACGATATCACCATCGAGGCATTCCCGATCCCTCGGCATTGGAAGCGGATAGGCGGATTGGACTTTGGCTGGGATCACCCGACCGCAGCAACGAAACTGGTTCATGACGCAGACGAGGACGTGATCTACGTGACTAGCGAATACAAGGTGCGCGAACAGACGCCGCTGATTCATGCGGGCGCGCTTCGGCACTGGGATGGTCGCGTAAGTTTGCCATGGGCATGGCCGCATGACGGCTTGCAGCATGACAAGGGATCGGGCGAGCAACTTGCGGAGAAGTACCGCGAGCATGGACTCGAGATGCTGGACGAGCGCGCGACGTTCGAAGATGGATCGAATGGCGTTGAAGCAGGCGTGACTGATATGTTGGAGCGGATGCAGACGGGACGCTGGAAAGTATTCAAGCACCTATCCGCATGGCTTGACGAGTTCCGCCTCTACCACCGCAAGAACGGTGTAATCGTGAAGGAATTCGACGATCTGATCTCGAGTTCGCGTTACGCGCTGATGATGCTGCGACACGCCAAGCCAGACATTCCGCCGCCTTCGTTGCGACGCCGTCATTCCGGTTCATGGATGAGTGCCTGAGATGGCTGAAACCACCGAAAACCCGACGACTGGCTCGCTGACAGGCGACATGAGCCTGTTCGAGACGCTTAAGGAATGGTTTCGCCAGGACGCTGACCATTCGCACGACTGGCGTATCCAGGCACGCGAGGATTACGCCTTTGTCGCTGGCGATCAGTGGACGGCTGAGGATGCGGCGAAGATGCGGCTGGAACTGCGCCCGATCATTACCTTCAACCGCATTGCGCCGGTCATCGATACGGTAAGCGGTATGGAGGTGGCGAACCGGCAGGAAGTGCGCTATATCCCGCGCAAGCTTGGTCAGGCCGGCGTCAACGAACTGCTGACGGAAGCAGCGAAGTGGGCGCGCGACGAATGCAACGCCGAGGACGAAGAATCGGATGCGTTTGTAGACGCAGTAATCTGCGGCTACGGTTATACCGAGACACAGATGGATTACGACGAGGATCCGGACGGCATGTGCGTGGTTCGCCGTCTTGATCCTCTGGAACTGTACGTCGATTCGAACGCCACGAAGCGCAACCTGATGGATGCAAAGCGCATGTTTCGCGTGCGCGACATGACGTGCGAAGAAGCCGAAGAAATGTTCCCTGGCGTGCCGCTTGAGGAAATCAACGCTCAATGGGCCGATGACACCGCAAGCGTGACGGACGATCCGCACGACGCGCAGGAGGCGCCGTTCTATCGTCATGACCAATCGCCCGAGTTGGACAAACGCAATTACCGTGTGCGCGTGGTTGAGGCGCAATGGTGGGAGCATCAGATCGTCGTGCGCTACGTTGACCCGACTAGCGGCAACGTTTCGCGCCTGTCGCGCGCCGAGTTCGACAAGCTGCAAGAGCGCGTTCACGCGATCGGCGGCCCGGATTTGATGCACGTCGAGCAGAAGGCGAAGATCTACCGGCGTGCATTCCTTGGAACGAAAGTGCTGAAGATGCTGCCGGGCCCGAAATCTGGCGGCTTCACTTGGAAGGCAATCACTGGCAAGCGTGACCGCAACAAAGGCACGTTCTACGGTATTGTGCGCGCCATGATCGACCCGCAGAAGTGGGCGAACAAGTGGTTGGCGCAGACGCTTCACATCATCAACACGAATGCTAAGGGAGGCATCATTGCCGAGGCTGATGCTTTCGATGATGTGAATGAAGCGATGGATACGTGGGCATCGCCTGACGCGATCACGCTCGTTTCGAAGAATGCCATCACGGCCGGCAAGATCATGCCGAAGCCGCAGGTCAATTTCCCCGCAGGGATGGACAATCTGCTTCAGTTTGCTGTCTCGAGCATCCGCGATGTGTCAGGCGTGAATCTCGAGCTTCTTGGCATGGCGAACCGCGATCAGCCTGGGATTGTCGAAGATGCGCGTAAGCAGGCCGGCATGACGGTTCTTGCATCAATGTTCGACGGCCTGCGCCGCTACCGCAAAGAGCAAGGGCGCTTGTTGCTATGGTATCTGACCACGTTCATGTCAGATGGGCGCCTGATCCGCATTGGCGGCCCTGAATCAGCTCAGTATGTGCCTCTGGTGCGTCAGCACGACACGTTGGAATACGACGTGATCGTGGACGATACGCCATCCAGCCCGAACCTGAAGGAAAAGACGTGGGAAGCGCTGTTGCAGCTCATGCCGATGCTGCAAAACATGGCTGTTCCGCCGCAAGTCTGGCTCGATATCCTGCAATACAGCCCACTTCCGTCGACGCTTGTTGCGGACATCGAGCGCACGATCACGAATTCCATGCAGCAGCCGAATCCGGCGGCGCAGATTGCACAGCAAGAGCAACAAGCGCGAATTGGCGAGATCAACTCGAAGACTCAACTCAATCAGGCAAGCGCAATGGAGAAAGTCGCGCATGCGCATCAAGCCGGAGCGCAGCAGCAACCGCCTCCTATCGATCCGATGCATTTGATCACGGAAATGGTCAAGGCTCGAGCGGCAGATACGAAGGCCAATGCAGACGCAGTGAGAGCTGCGGCCGAAATGCACACGGCGCTTCACCCGCCACCGGTTACGGCACCGAAAGCCGCATTGCATTAATCCGCACCAGACGGACTCTGGGAAACGTTAAGGACCGACGAAATGGCCGAGCAAGAAGGTTTGACCCCGCAGGAAGCCGCATATTTCGAATCGGGCGGTGCGCAGGCGGAAGGCCTGAGCGATGCTGCGCCGTCTTCGAGTGAACCCGCACAGCAGCCCGCAGCCGCTGCGGCCGAAGCAGCGCAGGATGCTGCCCAGCAGCAACCGCAAGATCAGCAGCCCGACCAACGCACGGTTCCGCTCGCTGCATTGCAGGAAGAACGCGCCGAGCGCAAGCGGCTGCGTGACGATCTGCAACGCATGCAGCAGCAGCAAGACGCCCTCGTTCAACGCATTCTGGCAAGTCAGCAACAACCGCAAGCCCAGGAACCGCAGGTCCAGATCCCGGACTATGCGACGGATCCGGTCGGCCATCTGCGGGCGACGAACGAAGCATTGCAGCGTCAGTTGCAGCAGGTGACGAGTTATCTGAGCGGCCAGCATCAGCAGGCCGAACAGATGACTCAGCAACAGCAACAGCATATGGCTGTCGCGAACTTCATCGCATCGCACGAGCAAGAGTTTCGCGCGCAGGCGCCGGATTACGATGCTGCCGCATCTTTCTTGCAGCAGTCCCGTGCCGATGAATATCGGGCGCTTGGCATGACCAATCCGCTTCAGATTCAGAACGCGCTTCAACAGGATCTGATTGCGATGGCGAATATCGCGCATCAGAATGGCACGAACGTAGCTCAGGCTGCTTATAGCCTCGCGAAGGCGCGTGGTTACAAGGGTGCAGCCGCAGCAAATTCGCAAGGTTCAGCCGCCGCGCAGCAAGACAATGCAGCACGCCTCGCGGCCGTCGCGCAAGGCCAGCAGCATGCGGCATCTCTCAGTCAGGCTGGTGGGGCTCCGGCCGCATCCATGTCGATCGAGAAGTTACTCGCAATGAGTGATTCCGAATTCGCGAAGGCGACGAACGGGATGAACTGGCAGAAGCTGAACGCAGAACTGAGCCAATGATGGAGGCCGAAAAGGTAAAGAAAATACAATCTGCAGAGAATTGTGAGGAATTGATCGCGGCTCTCAAAGATTGGCATGAAAAAGGGACATTGGTTTCAATGATGGTGGTTTTCTTCGATAAGGAAGGAAACATCAATACTCATTGGTCAAGTATTCCATCCGTAACCCGCGCAGTAGGAGCAATTGAGCGACTCAAGATTGCACTATGTGCGGATGCTGGCGATACCTAAGTATCGAAGGATTCCGGGGCCTCCTGAAGCGCCCCGATTCGGCCTCCTGAGCCGTTATTCAGGTTTCGCAAGCTCCGGGCGTGACCGGGCAATTCGCAGTCGCAGCGACACGCGACGAACCCGAATTGTTCTTTCATTTCTAGGAGTCTCATCATGGCAGTTTCCAGCTGGGGCACAAACGATCCCCTTGCCGTAAAGCTCTGGTCCAAGAAGCTCGCAGTCGAAGCGCTGAAGCAGACGTGGGCCAGCAAATTCATGGGCACCGATTCGGGTGCTCTGATCCAGATCAAGGACGAAGCTCAGAAGTCGGCCGGCGACAAGATCACCTACGGTCTGCGCATGCAGCTCTCGGGTGGTGGCGTGCAAGGCGACGGTACGCTGATGGGCAACGAAGAAGCGCTGACCACGTACAGCGATGCTGTTCTGATCAACCAGCTTCGCCACGCTGTCCGCTCGGCTGGCCGCATGTCGCAACAGCGCGTGCCGTTCGATGTCCGCCAAGAAGCGCTCTCGGGACTTCGTGACTGGTGGGCTGACCGCTTCGACGCGTCGTTCTTCAACCAGATCTGCGGCAACACGGCGCAGACCGATACGCGTTTCACGGGCAACCAAGCCACGATCGCTCCGG